TCGAGCGCGCGCGCGGGACCAAGCCCGGGATCCGGATCGCGGTTCTCATGGGGAGGATCGACCTCGTTTCTCAGACCGAGCGCGCGTTCCGGGAGTTTTTTCCAGCCCGTGACATCGGCGTCCTGTTCGGGTCCCTCTCCCGGCGCGAGACGGACCGCCCGGTCACGCTCGTGTCGATACAGAGCGTGAAGCCCAAGGAGGCGCACCGGTACGACCTCGTCATCGTCGACGAGGTCCACCGAATGGACCAGGACGAGGGCGCGTACGTCCGGTATTTAGAAGCGTGCCGAGGGCTCAACTTCAAGGTGAAGGTCGTCGGCGTGACCGCGACCCCGTGGCGGGCGACCGGTCTGATCTACGGAAAGGACCAGCTTTTCTCGCGCGTGTGCTACCGGAAATCCCTGCCCGAGATGATCGGGCTGGGGTTCCTCTGCCGGCCGATCCTGCGCGCGGCCGACAAAACGCTCGAGCACGACGTCGCGGGGCTCAGGCTCCGGATGGGCGAGTACATGCAGGAGGACGTGGACCGTCTCGTCTCGGACCAGGACCGGTGCCTGAGCCAGGTCAGGGACGCGCTCTCGCAGCTCGCGGACAGGCGGTGCGCGGTCTGGGCGTGCGCGTCGATCGCCCACTGCAACATGGTCGCCGACGCGCTCATGTCCCTGGGCGAGCGCGTGACCACGGTCCACTCCAAGTTAAAGAGCGGTCCCCGGGCCGACAACCTAGCGGCGTTCGTCGGCGGCGCGTGCCGGCACATGAGCTTCGTCTCTGTCCTGTCGGAGGGGTTCGACCACCCGCCGATCGACGCGGTCGTGCTCATGCGTCCGATGCGGTCGCCGGTGCTCTACGTCCAGACGGTCGGCCGCGGCCTCAGGCCCGCCGAGGGGAAGAAGGACTGCCTGGTGCTCGACTACGGCCAGGTGGTTAGGACCATCGGCCCGCTCGACGACCCGTCGATCGCCAAGGGCGGCGGGATGAGGGAACGGGACGGGCAGCTCAAGCTGGTGCCCGAGATCCCGCAGCTCGAGTGCCAGGCGTGCCGCGCGTTCACCCGCGCGCCGGCGAAGGCCTGCGGCGAATGCGGCGCGGAATTTCCGCCGCCGCCCGCCCCATCGCAGAAGATAGACCTGCGCGCCGGCGGAGGGGACATCCTTTCCTCGGACAAGGCGCCGCCTGCGCCGGTGACCCAGACGCTCGGCCCCGTGGTCGTTTCACCGCACACCGCCAAGAGCGGCAACCAGTGCGTGAAAATCCACTACCAGGACGGCGCCGTCATGTCCCGGCACGGCTGGGGCGGCGGGGTCTACGAATTCTTCGTCTGCTCGAACCCCTGGGCCATGGATCGCCTGGAGCAAAGGCTGGAGCGGATCGGGATCGACCTGCCCGACACCGACGGCTCGCATGTTTTCCCCGGAACTTTCGAGGTGACAACTCTCAGGGAAGGAAAGTATGACCGGGTCAAGGACGTCAGGCGGACGTCCCCGGCAAACCCCGGGTCAGCCGTGGGGTTCGGCGACGACGAGGAAGAGGAAAACGCGGATTTTCCGTTCGGATACAACAACCAGACACCGAGGGGGATAGGATTTTGAACGATCTAGACTGGGCAGAGGCACCGATTTTCAGCGTGGGGAAAAAGGAACCGGAGCAATCCGAGCCGGGCGACGAGACCCGGCAGGGATCCGAGGCGTGGCTCAGGTGGCGCAACAAGGGCCTGGGGTCGAGCGACGCGGCGGTGCTCCTGGGGACGAGCCCGTGGAAGACCGCAACGGAGCTCTGGCAGGAGAAGAAGGGGCTTTGGAAACCCAAGTTCGGCTGGGCACAGAAGCAGGCCATGGAACGGGGAAAGAGGCTCGAGCCGTGCGTGCGCAGGCTCTACGAGGCGTGGGCCGGGACACTGTATCCTGACGCGACCGCGGAGCACCCGCAGCACAAGTTCATGCGCGTGAGCTACGACGGGATCAACATGACGCACGGGAGGCTGATCGAGATCAAGTGCCCGAACCAGAAGGACCACGAGCTCGCGCTCATGGGCGAGCTGCCCTCAAAATACATGCCGCAGGTTCAGTGGCAGCTCATGATCTCGGGGCTACCAGAAGCCGACTACGTTTCCTACAACGGCCCCGACGCGTGGCTGGAGCAGGCGGCGAGGGACGAGATGTCCGTCGAAAAACGCCGGTTCGAGATGCTCAGGCTCGGGAACTCCAAGCACATGGCCAGGGTCCGAGTGCTGCGCGACGAGGCGATGATCGCCGAGCTCTCACGCCGCGCGGTCCTGTTTTGGGAGACGATCGAGAAGGCCGCGTTCGACCCAGCCCCGTTCGCCACGTGGACCAGGCCGATCGGCGCCCCGGTCGTCATCGACCAGGCCGAGACGCAGGTCCTGGAGCAGTCGGTTGAGGCGCTCGTGGCCATGGCCCTGGAGGCCAAGGACGACGCGGCCAGGGCCGAGGCCCGGTACGATGCGCTCAAGGAAAAGCTGAAGAGAGAGCTCGGGGACCGAAGCGAGCTCGTCGTCGGCGAGGCGCAGATGCGCTGGACCAAGCGGAAGGGCGCGGTGGATTACGGAAAAATCCCGCAGCTCAAGGAACTGGACCTAGAGCAGTACAGGAAGCCGGAGACCAAGGTGTTCGAATTCAAGCGGAGGGAAGCGGAATGAATGCGGATATATGGATCGTTATAAGAGGTCGAAAATATGGCTATCAAAGCTGGGCGCTAGGCAGCATCAGGGCCACGAAAAAAAAACCTGCGATTGCGAGTAACGAGATCGCCATTCGTTTGAAGCTAGAAATACCCAACGCTGTTTTTGATGAGCCGGTGTTCGAGGCCAGCATTTCGTTGCCGGAACCCAGCATCAACATGCCAAACAAGGCAGAAATAGCAGACGGAATCTCCGAGGCGATGAGCCGAAACATGGGGTTCAAGGTCAAGGTTTCGATGGAGGAAGACCATGCTGAGCAAGCGTCAGAAAAAATCCAGTAGGCAGTGGGCGCAGAGCCGCAGGCGATCCATCTCATCTCCGCAGGGGCAGATGACGGCCGTCTCCCGCCCGAGGCAGACCAGGGCCTCGATGAGGAACCGCATGGGCGGGAGGGGCGAGTGAAAAAACTAAAAAGAGACCAGGTGAACCACCCGCCGCACTACAACACCGGTAAGATCGAGGTCATCGAGTTCATCGAGGACCAGCGCCTGACGTTCCACCTCGGCAACGCAGTCAAGTATATTTCGCGTGCGGGGAAGAAAAACGCGGGCAAGGTTTCCGAGGACCTCGAGAAGGCGATCTGGTACCTGCGGCGCCACATCGAGACGATGAAACCCAACCCGCGCAGGCCGAACGAGATGCCGCAGGAGCGCGCGCGTGGAAGGGCGAGGTAAATGTCCAAGTCGGACTGGTGGTTTTTCTGGGTCATCGCCGGGGTGTTCCTCTGGCTGATGGCGATCGACAGCATCGGTCACCTGGCGTGGGGATGACCGTGCGGCGCCCGGCCCTCAGGTACTTCGGCGGCAAGTGGCGGATCGCGCCGTGGATCATCTCGCACTTTCCTCCGCACCGGATCTACTGCGAGCCGTTCGGCGGCGCCGCGAGCGTCCTTCTGCGAAAGGAAAGGTCTTATGCTGAAGTTTATAATGACCGCGATGGTGAGGTGGTTAATTTATTCCGTGTACTTCGCGACCGGAGCGCTGATCTTGGCGCGCTTCTGGAGAACACTCCGACTGCTCGCGACGAGTACGACCTCGCCCACGAACCGTCGGGCGACCCTGTCGAGCAGGCGAGGCGGACGATCATCAGGTCGTTCCTCGGATTCGGGGCTGCGAGCTTGACCAGGGCATCGAAGAGCGGCTTCAGGGCGAGGGTTTCGAGTAATCGAAACCCGGCGGCGGACTTTCACTCCTATATCGGGTTGCTCGATCAATTCCGAGAGCGCCTTCGCGGAGTGATTATCGAGAACCGCGACGCCATCGAGGTGATGGAGCAGCAGGACGGTCCCGACACGCTCCACTTCGTAGACCCGCCCTACGTCCACGGCGTCCGGACGGCCGGAAAGCACGGCTACCGATGGGAGATGACCGACGCCGACCACGAGCGGCTCTGCGGGTTTCTGCAAACGCTCGGCGGCATGGTCGTGCTCTGCGGGTACGACAACCCGATCTACGGTGGCCTGGGCTGGGGAACGTCCGTCAAAAAAACCTGCGCCGACGGGGGCCGCGAGCGCACCGAGGTGCTCTGGATGAACCCGGCTTGCCTCGCCGCCGCGGAAGCTGTAGCCTCCACCCTAATATGAGCACATGGAAACCGGTCATCCAATGGCGAACCCCCGAGTCCCTCGTCCCCTACGCGCGGAACGCCGCCGTCCACTCGCCGGAACAGATCGACGAGCTGGCCGGGCTGATCGCCGCGAACGGGTTCACCCAGCCGGTAGTCGTCGACCGGGAGGGCGTGATCGTGGTGGGCCACGGGAGGCGCGAGGCAGCGCTCAAGCTGAACCTCTCCGAGATCCCGGTGGTGGTGGCCGACCACCTCGACGAGCACCAGCTCGCGGCCTACCGCCTGGCCGACAACAAGATATCAGAGCGCAGGACCTGGGACACGGAGATGCTGAAGTTCGAGCTCGGGTCCCTAAAACTGCGGGACTTCGACATGCGCCTCACCGCGGTGCCGCTTCCGGAGCTGAAGTCGATGCTCCCAGGGGATCCTGGTACCGCCGCGAACGAGGCCCGCGGCGCGAAGGAACTCGGCGAGGAAGAGTTCCAGAAGTTCGCGCACACCTGCCCTAAATGCGGCTTCGGATTCGATGGCTAGCCAGATCCTTAAAACCGGCCCGTGGCGGCTCTCCGACCTGTCCCCGGCGGCGCATGGCGCGCCGACCGTTTTCTCGTGCTTCTCCTGCGGCGGGGGGTCGACGATGGGCTACAAGCTCGCCGGATTCGACGTCCTCGGCGGCGTGGAGATTGATCCGGAGATGACCGCGGTCTACCGGAAAAACCACCGTCCGAGGTTCTCGTACCTGGAGGGCATACAGGAATTCAAGGCGCGCCTGGACCTGCCGAGAGAACTTTTCGCTCTCGACGTGCTGGACGGGTCTCCGCCGTGCTCGAGCTTTTCCATGTCAGGAAACCGGGAGAAAGACTGGGGAAAGAAGAAGGTCTTCCGAGAGGGCCAGTCCGACCAGGTCCTGGACGACCTGTTCTTCCACTTCATAGACACGGTCAGGATTCTCAGGCCCAAGGCCGTGGTCGCCGAGAACGTGAAGGGGCTCATCGTCGGGAACGCCCGGGGGTATGTGAAGCAGATCTTCGACGCGTTCAGGTCGGCCGGATACGACTGCCAGCTGTTCCTGCTGAACGCGTCCAGGATGGGCGTGCCGCAGAGGCGGGAGCGGACGTTTTTCTTCGCGCGGCGGTCCGACTTGGGGTTGCCCCCGATCCGCATGTCGTTCGGGGAGCGCGAGATATCCTGCCGCCAGGCCTTCGCCGGGATCAATCCGGTGGGGACCGCGGCCACGGAGCTCCAGAGGCACTGGTGGTCGAGGATCAAGCCGGGGCAGTCGTTTTCCAAGGGGCACCCCAAGGGGCACTGGTTCAACTGCTTCCGCCTCCACCCCGACCTCCCGTTTTCTTCATGGCGAGATGTCATACCGCGTTAAAGTGTACCTTTCTAGTAAATTATAGTCAATACACGGCAATCCGGTTTGCGCTTTTGTTAGGGTAGGTTAACAAATCCGCAACATGCCCCTCACGCGGCGAGTCCCGGCCCGCAGAACGTGTAGGACTGCCCGACGACGGCGTCTCCTTGGTGCCATTGGACGATGCCGCCTTCTTTCCAGTGCACGTCGCAGAAAACCGTGTCGATCTCCCAGTCGTCCACCCCAGTCCGGCAGTTGTCGATTTTCTCGCACGTCATGGTGACGCATTTGTCGGCGCCGGGAGGCATTCCGCAGGCCGATCCGAGAACCGCCAAAACCGCCAAAATCAGTATAATCAACGTCCTGTTCATCATTATACTATTTTACTACAGTATTAGAGGAAAGTCCAGTCAAGGTTTGGCCTCCAGGTATAAGTCCCCGAAATTATAGCGGTCGCACTCGGCATGCTGGGCGACCGCCGCCGCGCGCGTGAACCCGCCCATTTGGGCCAGCCGCAGGATCTCGTCCCGGTCGTACATGTAGAGGTGTCCCCAGAGCCGCTGGCCCTCGTTCAGCATCGCGCAGGGGGTATCCGGGAGCCACGCGCCGCCGTACTCCCGGATCTCGCCCTTGAGGTAGCGGTCGATCAGGACGCGGACGTCGGGGCAGGAGAACCTGAGCACACCCTCCGGCCTGAGGATGCGCCGGCACTCCCGCATGAGGGCCACCGCGTCGCCCCATTCCAGGTGCTCGATGAAGTGCTCCGAGAAAACCAGGTCGACCGATGCCGTCTGGAGTGTCCTCAGATGGTCCGGGAGCCTGTGCCCGAATATCGCGTCCAGGTTCTGGAATCCCTCCTTGAGCACGTTCCCGCTCCCCAGGTTGAGCCTCATAGTTTTCCCTTCGACCGGAGCCACTCCTCGAAGGAGCCGTGGAACACGCCTCGGTGGGCATGGTCCCACTTCCATTCCTTATAGAGCGGGTTGACCCGGTCGTGCATCCGAAGATCTTCTCGGTAGTCCTCGAGGAACACCCACCGGCCGTGTTTTTTAACTTCGTCCCACATGCAGATTTCGAGCCCCCCGTACAGGAGCGACGGCTCCCTGAGCCCGCCGACCGCGCGGAGCCAGCCGCGGCGGAAACCGCAGATGGAGTTCATCGCGGCGACGCGGAGCTCGCGCACCCGCACCCCGTCCAGGATCTCCGACCCAAGGCCCTTGGTTTCGGCGTTGAGCTCGCGCTCGGAATGGGTGTGCCAGAGCGACAGCCAAACGACCCTGGGGTCCGCGACGAATGCCCGGCACATGGCCATGTTCCACCCCGGCGTCAGCGGCCAGGAGTCGGGGTCGTAGCCGACCACCATCGCGTTGTCAGGGATACCGACCTGCTCCAGCGCCCAGTTGAAACCGTGGTGGAGACCGAGGTTTTTACCGGGGTCCAGGAGCGTCGCCCCGTGGTCCCGGGCGATGGCCTCGAGATTCGCGCGCGTTTTCGGATAGTCGATCGGCCAGTGCTGGTCGACCATGAGGAGACGGTCCTCGACCGCGGGGTCTATGGTCTTCCGCCGCTGCTCGAGCGAGTCGGCGATGATGTCGGTGTCGTTGTGGCATAAAGAAATTGTCCAGGTCTTCACTTGATCCTCTTGGCAGGCACTCCGCCCCAGGTCTCCCCGGCCGGAACGTCTCTGATCACCGCGGCGCCCATCCCGACGATCGCTCCGGCGCCGATCCGAACGCCCTCGCGGATGGCCGAACCGGTCCCGATATAGGCCCCACGTCCGATGCGGCAGCACCCCGAGATGTTCGCCCCGGGAGAGACGGTCACGAAGTCCTCGATCACCGTGTCGTGTCCGACCGTGACATTCAGGTTTAAGATGACACCCTTCCCGATGGTCACGTCGGGCGAAACCCGGACGCCCGGGCACCGGACCCCGTTTCGCATTTCTACCCCCAGCGAATGCACGCCAGCCGCGATGGCTTCCCACCAGAGCCTCTCCCGGACGCCTGGGTGACCCACGGCCGCGACGAAGTGGGTGAACCCCTCCAGGGACGACACGACGGGTTTTCCGCGGAGCATCTGGCCGGGTTCGGCGTTGTCGCTGTAGAAGGCGTCGGCCGAACCCTGCATCCATTCGAAAACTTCGCGTGCGAAACCGCCGGCGCCGAGCAGCACCACCCTCATGCCATCACCTCGTTGACTCTCCGCACGACGATCTCGAGCTCCTCGTCGGTCACGTCGGACGGCAGGGCGTACCGGGATAGGATATCCGCGTCGGGAGTGAAACAACCGTCGCAAAGTTCCTCTGGAAACGGGGGATAATATTGCCTGACATCGATCCCCATCCGGACGAGTTTCAAAGCCTTCGCGGCATTCAACCCCGATAGCACGCAGAGGCTCGGGGCCGACACGTTCTGGAGGGGCGCGAAAAGTTGGGTTTCGTCGATGTACGTTTCGAGCGTCAGCCGCTTGCGTTCGATCCGATCCAGGACCGCCTCGTATCGGTCAAGGTGCGCCAGGATCACGGCGCAGAGTAACTCCGACGGCTTGTGGTTCCTGCCGTCGAGCGACCGCACGATCCGGTCCGGATCGTTGCAGAAGTTGGAGAACCACCGCGCGCGCTCCCATTCGGCCTGGCTAGACACGGCGAGAACCCCGCCCTCGCCGCAGGAGAAATTCTTGGTCGCGTGGAGGGAGTAGCACGAGGGGTTTTTTGTCTCCGGGATCACCCCCCACTGTCCGGCGAGATCGTAGATGAGCCCGATCCCGGTTTCCTCGGCGAGCTTGTCCCACGCCGCGAAATCCACGGGGTACCCGAACGGGCTCACCACGACGGCGCCTTGGACGGAGTGCGGAATATTCGGATTCAGAGTCCACGTGTCGATACCGGTTGGCCAGAAAACCGGAACGCACCCGGCCGCCCTGACCGCCTGGACCGTCCCGATGTGCGTGTAGTCGGGCACCAGGATTTTCTCTCCGAGCTTGAACCTGAGGCGGCAGGCGATCTCGATCGCGGCGGTGCCGGTGGAGACCGGTAGGCAGGGCCTGCGCATCATGTCAGAAAGCCCCCGCACGGAGCGCTCGAACAGCGCCCCGAAATTAGAGAACGAGCCGGATCCGTAGGCCGTTTTCATGTGCCGTCCGATGTCGTCCCAAGCCGGGAACATCGGTCGGTTCAGGGGGATAGCCATTTAGATACCCTTGCCTTTGATCTCGGCGTCGACCGCCGAGTCCTCCGCGAGCGTGATGGTGTATTTGGCCTGGCCGATCTTGTTGAGACACTTGACGACGAGGGCTGCGAACGCGGAATTACTCGCATCGACAACCTGCTTGGCGGCGTTGGCAGCCCCGACGGCGCCGAATATTTCCTGAAGAATTAGTAGGGTTAACTGGGCGAGCGCCGCAATGAGCGCGATCACGGGATGGCGCCTCCGTAGACGGTCGACCTGCCCTTCGTCGTCATGGCCATGTGGTAGATACCCGAGGTCCACTCCCATGCGAAGTTCTTGTCGTCGTGGACGCCAGATAGAGACACGTAACTCGCGTCAAGAACGCGGAGCCGGATCTCGCCGAGCGCGGCCGACTGGTGTTCGTTCCCGCCCGTGTCGACCCATGTCCACTCTTCGACAACCTGCCAGTATCCGGCCTGGTCCTTCGCGAACGCTGGAGCGCCGACGAGCTGCGACCACTTGACGTCGATCTGAGTCTGGTTGTCCGGCACCGACTGACCGAAGATCACCTGGCCCTTGGGGTCGAAGACCTTGAAAGTGACGCACGGCTTCGTCCTGCACTGCACTGGCGGGGCCACGAGGGAGACGCCGAACTGAGTCGTGTCCTGCCCCTCATGGACCCTGCAGTAGGTAAAGCCTGAAACCGGCTGGTTCCCGCACCCGGAGATGATCACCGTGGTGTCGTTCGCCTCCATCGCGTAGACGGGCGACGTATCCACGATGGATATCCCCGAGCAGTTCGCGATCGAGAGTGCGAGCGCCAGCGCGGCCAGTGGTCTCCTCATGCTTAGGCCGTCGGAGCGGGGGCGACAACCGGCTGTTGCTTGACCGCGGCGACGAGTGCCTCGCAGTCGACGACGACGTCGAGCGCGAGCTTCGCCGATGCGGCGACGATCGCCTGGGCCTTGGCATCTCCGAGGCCGGCCGACAGGCCGACGACGTACGCCAGGAGGTCGGCGTCGGCAGACGGATCTGCCAAGAGAGCCTCGAGCTCTGCCTTCGCGCTGGAAACCGTGCCGGCCAGGGAAACGGCGTCCATTCCCGAAGTCACCGCGTCCTGCAGCAGCTTGGTCCACGCCTTGGCCACAACATCGACAACCAGGGCCTCGGCGTCGAACGCCTCTTTAATCACAGCCTTTAAGAATTGGTTCATTTTGAATTCTCCTTCTTCCGCAGGATAGCGCGAAACGCGTTGCAGACAAGCCCAATTGTGCTGTGGTGCCGGGTGAGTCCGAGGAGGAACTCCCAGACCAGGCCGATCAGGAGCTGGTGGATATTGATCTTGGATAACAGCTCATGCGAGATCTGCATCCGACACCTCGAGATCGAATTCGTTTTTACCCTTCATCAGGTTCATGAATGCGTCGAAGGCGAGCTTGCTCCCCAGGACCGCGATGCCGTCCCGCCTGAGCCCCAGGAGCACGCACCCGGTCGAATCCTTCTGGAGGTTTCCGATGTGGATCTCGATGTAGTCGTGCCCCTCCACGCCCGTTATACAGAACAGCTCGTATCCGAAATGCGGGGAAACCCGCCGCACGCACTTGTAGGTTCCGGCCGCGAGCTTGGGGAGACAGTTATAGGAATGCTCTAGCGTTGCCGCGAGCACGGTGCCGGATTCGTCCGAGAGCTGTCCGAAAATTCCGTCCGGAGTGAAATCGTAGCGGATGAGCCGGATCATTTCTTCAGCACCGCCGCGAGCGCGGCAATTCCAACGGTGAACGCTGACCCGGCCAGCGTGAATAGCCAGAATCGGTCCCGCTCGAGGATGGAGACCCTATTGTTGGTCCCGTGGTGGTCCTTCGAGAGGTCTTTTAAATCGACGTGCACGTCGTTGATCTTGGTGAAAACCCCGTCCATTTTCCCGTGCATGCTGACCATGCCTTCCTCGATCCGGATCACCCGAGTTTCGACCGTCTCGTGCATGGAAAAAACCCTCCCCTACAGGGTACACGGGAGCGCCTATTTGATCCACCCGATCTGGTGGTTTTTGAAAATAGGCTCGTAACCCAGGCATTTCATGAACGCCTCGACCATCAGATGCTTGCCCGCGTCATTTCCGTGCCTGTCGTCCACCGCGATGAGGCACCCCTTCGGGAGTTTCGCCCACACGGCGCACAGTTCCCCCAGATGGTGCATCGAGGATTGGATGTTGAGCTGGGGCGTCCAGTCGAAAGAATCGAGATAAAGAACGCAGCAGCGGGAGAGCACATCGTCGGAGAGCGAGTTCAGAACCTTCGGCGAGTCGCCGCAATGGAACGTGATCCGCGATGTCTGCGTCTGAGCCGTTTCGATCGCTTCGGGACGGATGTCGATGGAATGGATTTCTAGCCCAGGGCGATGCCCCGCGAGCCAATCCCAAACGATTGTTGACTGACCCTGGCCTTCCCAGTTTCCCTCGTCCCATGCCGTGCCGGTCTCGATGACCACGCCGCCTTGAAACTTCCCGGCGTGCTCGCACATCACCCGGAAATTACGCGCGCGCCTGGCGAGTTGTTTGGCCCATGGTTGCCGGTCGAAAAGTTCTCCTATATTCATAATCTCTCCCTGCACCACGGACCGACGATCTCGGGATCCGGGAGCCACGACCGGAGCGTGGCCTCGTCGACCTGGTCGATGCGCGTTTCCCCCGACCGGTTCGGGCAGTTGTCCATGATGTTCCACATCCCTCCGAGCGAGAGATTCTGCATCCTCCAGGACCACGTGCCGTTCCGCCAGTGGGAGATGTAATCCGGGTGTTTGGCCGACGCGAAGAACGCGATCCACGCGTCGCCGGAAACAGCCATGTGAAGCACCGAGGAATCGTTAGTGACGACGAGTTTGAGCTTCTGCGAGAGCCAGACCGTTTCCATGACCGTCGTTTTGTTTCTCAAGTCAACGCACCCGGCGGTGTCGGTGTCAACCGTGCCCTGGGTTTCATCGGTTTCCTTTCCGACGAGAACCGGAACGAGCCCCTGCTTTTTGATCGAATCGAGAGCCGAGTCCCACCATTCTTTCGGGAACGTTTTAGACGGCCAGTGTTTCCCGGCGTGGACGAGGACGTGCCGCTGATCGTTGGCCAAGGAAATAAGCTCTGGATTTTCTGGACACTCTGGTTTCAGGACCACTTCCTTGTCCGCAATGGGGAGCTGGCATCGGAACGCGCAGAGGGACGGGAAATCCACGCAGTTGGTGATCGAGTGGGACATGAACTGGGGAACGAGCGAATTTCCATCGTGGTTCACGATCGTTTCAAAGCAGAGGAAATCATCCCAAACCGGACGCTCTTTTTTTAGGTCGTAAACGTCGAAGAAATTGAGGTGCCTAAAAAGCTCTGGCATCTCGCTTGCGAGAGTGATCCGTTCTCCGCTCTTGAAGTTTTTCAGTGCGAACCTTAGCGTCGGTTCAGAGCAGATCTGATCGCCGATACCGCCCCAGGTGCGGATCAGGATATTTTTCTCCACCTTGTTTTTCAACGCGATCGTGGTCCGACCGGCCGGGAGATGCCGGAACGGAACGATAATGGAATCTTCTTGGGCCGGGAGACCTGTGGGGGTGAGGTTCATGCCGTCAGTTGTATCGATGGTTATTAAAAAATCAAGCTAAGTATTCGACGATAACCTGGTCGACAAGACCAGAGCCAATCGGAGTGGTTCCGAACGTCGCGTAAAAATTTTTCATCGAGATCGAGTAGGTCGTACCAGGAGTAACTGGAATGGAGTTTGTTTCTATTTTATCCTTCACATTCGCGATGTTCATGGGTCCGACGACGAGAGTTGGACTGGATCTCGGAGTGACATCTCCAACTCCGAGCTGTCCATTACTATTAAAACCCCAAGAATAGAGCTGACCTGTAGCAGTTACGGCAAGGATCGAAGTTAACTGAGCGCTACTATCTACACCACTGAAAACAGATACGAAATTTAACCCGCCGACAACAAGCGTTGGGCTCGATCGGGCTGTGGTATCCCCAACACCAAGCTCGCCATCCGTATTGTCTCCCCATGCGTACAGAACCCCGGCAGAAGTAAGCCCAAAAGCGCACCCATTACTCGCACTGGTTCGAGCCATGAAAATCTGAGAGAAAACAAGCCCACCGACCACGGCCACGGGACTGGACCGATTGGTGGTAGAACCGTCGCCTAATTGACCCTTTGCGTTAGCTCCCCAAGAATATGCGGCACCAGAAGTGGTGAGACCCAACGTGCTAGAAGAAGCACTATTCGGTATGTTCTGAATAGCTTGGAACGTCAATCCGCCAACTACGAGAGTGGGACTTGATCTTGGAGTGCTATCGCCCACTCCTAGCTCACCGTTCGTATTGAACCCCCAGGAATATATTTGTCCAGCGGTTGTAATTCCAAAAGCACTCTGGGCGGTGGAGGTGTTCGCGCCGCCGCTGTAAAAGTTTTGAAATGCCAGACCTCCAACGACGAGGGTAGGACTGGATCTGACTGTAGTGTCTCCAACCCCTAATTGGCCATTTTGATTAATACCCCAGGCATAGAGTTGACCAGCAGTTGTGAGAGTCAAGATCGAACGTCCAAAGGCATGGATACCAAGAACAGTCAAACCGCCGACGACGAGAGTGGGACTAGATCGTTGATTTACGTCACCGACGCCGAGCTGCCCTTGTTGATTGTTGCCCCAGGCATAGAGTTTTCCGTTGGTGGTGATCCCATAAGAGCCGCTGCCGTTGGTGCCTGTATTGTTGCCTCTGCCGAGAGCCATGAAAGTAATGCCCCCGACAACGAGGGTTGGGCTCGACCGCGGCGTTGTATCATTGGTGCCTCCGCCTCCAAAACCATTGCCACCCCACGAATAAAGAAGGCCCGATTGAGAAAGTCCAAATAATTCATTAGAACCTTCATCTCCGTAGCTCCAACATTGAATAAATTGCAACCCACCAACGACAAGGGTAGGGCTAGATCGGGGCGTGCTGTCCCCCACTCCGAGCTGTCCACTGTTGTTAAAACCCATCATGTATAGTTTTCCATAGGAATCTAGAAAACCGCCAGAACATGGAACTATCGGTTGAGCTCTCTTAATAGCTAAGACTCTTGCCGTGGTGACGCCGGCCGGGATTGTTACCGATCCATCCGTGGTGAAAGTTTTCCTGACGAGATTCCTGCCCATTTTTTCTCCCGCTCAGTTCTCGAGCCAGTAGTCCGTGCCGTTGGTCTGCCACTGCCACGCGCCCCACTGGGCCTCCATGACGTAGTCGGCGGCAAGGCCCTGCAGCTTCTCTCCGCCGTTCCGGTGCAGGGTGCACGCGTTGGTGTTGAAGTTTCCAAGCTTGTCGACCACCGCGAAAACGAAGTTGTCCACCGGGGCTGGCAGGTTGAGCTGCACCGCGCCCCCGCTGGTGTCGACCAGGAACAGGGATCTCTTGTTGGTGGTCGAGTTCACGGTGAACGGCGACTGCCCGCTGGTGATCGTCTGCTCGGTCCACAGGTCCGTCGATACCGACGCAGTGACGATCGCGGCCGGAGCGGACAGGGACGCGTTGATCTCGAGTTCGGTGGCCGATGCGGCCACGCCCACGGGGACCATGAACTGGTTCGCCGTGACCGGCCTGGTCGAGGTAATCCCCCCGGGAGTCGCCGGGTCAACGTAGTAGGTCGCCCCCGGAGTCAGTCCGGACGTGGTGATTTTCCCGGCCGTTCGGACCCTGGCGGTGCTGCCGGACAGGACCGTCTCGATGACGAAGCCCGCGAACTGGTACCGGTTGGGACCGAGCGCGGCCGACGAGTCGCACTTGTACGCGTCCCCCGCGGTCCGGCCTCCGTCCGCGCCGCCGATCGAGATGTAGATCGGTTGGAGAGCGGTGAGGTTTTCCCCCGCGACAACCGGGTACTCGAACCCGATCGGCATCCCGAGCCCGCGCGCATCAAGCATCTGGATTTCGGAGACCGCCCCGCCGATGCTCTGGACGATGACGTAGGCGACCTTGTAGTTCGTCGTGAACGGGACAGCCCCGGCGCCGTCGAGGGTCTGGCTCTTGATCGCGGCCGAACACTGGGCGTAGGTCCCCTGCGTTCCGTAATTGACTAAAATCTCGTCCTTCCCATTCAGGGAAACCGCCGCCACGACCGCGTTGGTCCCGGTCGGAGCCGTGGGTGTGAACGCCGATGACGACGCGTCCCCGCCCGTGATCAACCCGGTGGAGAAATCCAAGAAGGTGTCGTTGGCGTTGAATAGCCCGCTCACGTCCTTCGGGAAGTGGCTGGGCTGGGATTTCCCGGGGTAGATGAACCCCGACGGAAACGGCTGCGGCAGCTGGGATGGTTTGATCCCCAAAACCTTCGCCGATGACCTGTACGGCCTGAGCCTGTCGTCGTAGCGCTGGCTCTTGCCGAGGTTGTCGGCGTTTTTTCCCGGGACGTCCCGGATCTCAAGGTCCAGGTTGTCGCTCGTTAGACCGGTCACGCCGAACGGAATTTTAAGACCGAACAGGACCACGTCGTTGACCTGGGTGGCCGGATAGTCCGGTGTGGCCGAATCCGTGCCCTCGATGACGACGACCTGCGTGCCCTGCGTCTGCTCGAGCGGAACCGTGTTGAACGGGCTCACGGGGTTGGTGATGAATGTGTTGTCGGTCAGGACCGGGCGGACAACGACGAGGGTCCGACGGCCCTGCGTGGACGCCGCCGGGGTGCCGGTGACCGAGATAGCGGTCGTACCCGTGACCGCGTGGAGGTAACCCGTGGGACCGGCCGCGATGCCGGCCGAGAGGTTGATCACCATCCCTGTCGCCGATGGCGCCAAGCCCGAGAGCACCGCGCCCTTGTGCTGCCCCTCGGGCAGACCCCGGACGATGTCCTGGATATACTGCTGGAACGCGGTGAAGTCCTGCGCGCGCCACCGGTACCGCCTGTAGAAATAAAATAGGTTCGGGTTCGGATTTGCCATTCTTAAGTGCTCCCCCCGATCATATCGGCTGGATTTAGTCCGTCAACAATGACGTGCGCGCTCCTGGCCGGCTCGCCTTCTGAGAGGGCAAGGTCCAAAATCTGCCTCTGCAGCGCGGTGAGCGTGTAGCCGTAGATCCTGACGTCATAGGTATAGGCTTCCTGCCTGTAATTCAAATAGTCCTGCTGCGATATGCCGAGCTGCGCCGCGGTGACCGAGCACCAATCGGTCCGGAAACCGAACTGGACCCCGGAGAACCCGTTCAGGATTGTCTCAATGTCGAGTTGGGACACGTCGAGGACCCATCCGCCCTCGTCGCACCCCCACTCGACGATCTCGGCCGGGATGCTCGAGTCGATCACGCTGTAGACGATCGAAAGGATATCCGGCGGGGTCGTTCTCCTCTGGGACCTGATCCTGGAGACCACCCTGTCCTGCCGCTGCGAGAGCGTGAGCGACTGGTCCTGCTGCATTCCTAAAACCAGTTCCTCCCAGTCCACGATCGCGCTCGAATCGCAGTGCTGGGGAAAATAGTTGTCGTAGATCTGTCCCAGGTTGGAGTAGGCCGTGCCCAGGGTCGCGGCGGTGGCAAACGAGTCCGCGGTCGAGAAGAACGCGCTCGGAGGACCGTCGGGATACGCCCCCTCGGGGAGCTCCCTCTGAATCATTCGGTAGATGTCGTTCTGCGTCAGGAATATTGGCATAGGCTACATCGAGGACACCGCGATGGTCCCTGGGATAGCCACCAGGTTGGCCTGCATAAAGTAGTTGTAACCGGTTGCCGACAGGGGCTGGACCTGCCGGTCCAGGAGGATCGGGATCGAACCGGTCTCGACCGCCTCGTCCGATAATTTCACGTCGATCGTCTGCTCGATATCCGATGCCAGGACGAAACCCGATCCGGCAATTTGCCTTCCTCCGACGGGAGTTTTGTAGATCGCCCGGTTCACCTCCCGGGTCACGAGCTGGTCCTGGGTCAGGGTCTGTCCGGAAAGAATCGTGGCGCCGGTCCCCTGCGCGTACTTCACGAGGACCGTGACGTTGATCGGTTGCACCACCGGGGCGAGCACCGTCACGCAGTCGGTGACCGGCTTGTTGATCTCCAGGAACGCCTGAACGATGTCGATCAGAGCCTGGGACGGAATGACCGAGATCACCTCTCCGAGATCCACCGCCGCGTCGATGTTGGTCGTTCCGGAGGTGATGTAGACCGCAACCGTTCCGAGTCCGAACGGGAACCTGACCACGGACGCGGAGGTGACCGACGGATCGGCGGCCCGGGCGTACTGCTCATAGTCCGAGACGCGGCCGACCGACAGGGGTTGCCGGATCCGCTGAACGATCCTGGCCCTGGCCTGGTCCGCGGTCTCCTGGTCACGAGCGTCCGCAAGTCCGCCGAAGGCCACGACTGCGGCTGATAGGATGCCCGCCGGGGGGGACGACAGCTTGAGCGGCGCGCCGGCCAGGAGGTTCTGACTCTGCCCCGCGGCTACGGACTGCACGGGCACGAGCCCGGACGCCTGAGTTCCGGAGAATCCGGTGGCCGGGAGAACGATGGTCGCGGTGGACTGGTAGGCGTTGTTGTTGGGCTGATAAAGAAACTGGGTGAGCTGCGGGACCGTGGCCCCCAGGTTTCCGGTGACAGAGACGTTTCCGACCGACTGGGTCGCGGGGATATATCCGCTTGCGAAATAAAGGTCCAGGAACCTGAGGACCGCGTCCTCGCGCGCGCGCTGCGGGAACGCGTCGTTGGCGATGAGCCGCTGGTCGGCGTACACGCCGGCCACCACCCCGCCCACGACCTGTCCTCGGATCCACCAGTCTGAGTCCGTCTGAGAGACGTTCACGTCCTTGGTCGTCGCGAGTTCGTCTAGGTATTCCTGGGCCACTTCCGACGGCGGTTTAAAATCAGTTGCCATTTTTTCCTCACATCACCCGGCAGGCAGCACGGGAAGGTTGAGCTTCTGCGGCTGTCCCATGGCGTCAATGATCTCGATGCTGAGCTGCGCGTCGTTTCTTCCGGCCGAGGACTGGATCGTAGCCGTGAGATCCGAAGCCCTGCCGTCGTCCTCGATCGGCTGGAGAGCCTTCAGGGCGATGTCCGACAGGGAGTTCATCTCGTTGGGCCTGAAATGTTTCTTAACAGTGTAGAAATCCGATCCGTAGAAGGTATCCGGCGCGTAGAGCCATTGCGTGCGTTTGATCTTGAGCCTGTAATAGGCCGGATAAATCAAGGACTCATCCTCCGTTGGGGCGCCGTTCGACATAACGTAATCCCCGGTTTTTGGGTCGATCCGCCAGCTCATGAGCCCCCTCTCTCGGTGAATGCCTCTTGGGAAACTATATTCGATGACGCGGTGGAGATGTAGGTTGTTTTTGAGGACTGCAGGTCGGCCACGATGCTGGCGATCGCGGCGGTGATCGCGGGCAAGGCCGCGTTCAGAATGACAGAAGCGGCCGCCAAAACAGGATCCGGGGACGCGCTCGTCGAGCTCGAAAAAGTGGTCAGCAGGGTAACCAATTGCGTCAACTGATTTGCCAGACTCTCGGTGTCCCCCTCGAACGAGGTCAGGTAGGTCTTGAGGATATTGCCGAGCACCAGGGGTTCCGACGCGCTGCTGGACCCGATCTCTATTTTCTTTTGGCGGACATTGATCTTGCTCCCCTGCGCCGCGTAGAGGCAGCTCTCGCCCTCCTCTAAATCCGTCGGTCGGCCCTTGTCGCGGTGTCCGGTGACCATCCGGTTCCCGGCGTGGTCACCCACCCTGACGACCACAGAGATCGTTCCCTTCGGCGCCCTCGACATGATCCCGAACGGATGGACCACAGGCCGTCCCGTGATCGTCGACTGGCCCGGAAACAGGTTGGCGATGTCCTCGGTGAAAAGAGCAGCGTCGGTCGCGTCGGTTTCGCCGTGCAGGACGATGTTGACCTGCCTTCGGATCTCCTCCTGGAGGAACCTGCGCGTCTCGGAGTCCATCATCCCGACACCTGTTTCCTGGCGGAAGGCTTTGGTTGGATGGGCGTGTCCGCGACGATGCTGCCTAACCTGCAGAGATGGAGGGAGGTTTTCTGGCCCTGCTCCCTCGAGAGCGAATACTCCACCGTGTGCGCGTACATATTCTCAGCCACCCCGGCCCTGGGGTAATTCACCTGGTAGGTCGAATCGTGCATCACCGGCGTCAGGTCGTCGTTGTAGTGGCCCTGGATGTTCACCTGGACCTGAACCTCGTTCACGTTCGCGCGCGCGATCTCCCGCTTCGCGTACGCCTGCAGGATGTTGGATCCGGCGATCGTGATCTGGTTGGCCCCCGAAAGGGACTGCGGATCTCCGCCCTGCGGCGTGGACACGACCACCGTCTTGGGAACCCGGTGTTGGAACCCGTAGAGCCTTTTTGGTCCCGGGGCGTTGTTGAGGATCCTCTGCTCGGGGCTGACCCTGGACTGAACGCTCTCCTGGCCGCTCCAGACAGGGATAATGACGTTCGGGATCTGCGTGGAGCTGTAGACGGCCTTCATTCCTAGAACGTTGGACCTGCGGTTGGGCCGGTCAAGGACGAACGAGCCGAGGGGATCGGATCCCATGTCCGGTTTCCCCACGACCAGCGTCCCGTCCGGATCCATCCACGCGAGCAGGTTCAGGGGCTCGAGATACCTCATGAGCGCGGACATCTTGCTCTCGCCGGGTTCTGTCGCGAAAAGGAACGACCCTCCCGGAACAGACTGGAGCCTGTAGTAATTGATCCGGGTGCTCAGCACCAGGGCGTTGACGACCTGGTCGATCGTGAGCAAGTTCCCCCAGATCGGGTCGTCCAGATCGTTCACCGTGCTCTGGTCCTCGAGCTGGCCCATGAGGCTCCGCCCCTGGACATGGACCACCTCGCCGGACTGGGCCTCCGTCTCGACCGAAACCGAGTCGATGATCCCTGTGGTGATGGGGTTTCCGTTCGCCTTCAAAATGGCGATGTCCCCGTCCCGCACGAAGTCGATGAGGGACCCGGAGACGGTCGGGTTGACGAAGCTGAAGCTGAACGCCGAGACGGGCACGATGACCGAGGTCTGGAAACTGTACTCCGTGAACTGAGCCAGCTCCACCGACGGCCTGCTCGGATCGATGGGCTTCACCTGCAACGACACCGCCGGAAACCGGCCCTTGGTCCTGAGCTGTTTCTGGAGCGGGGTGTTCTGGAGGAATCCCTGGGTTGCCATGCTACGTCGGCACCAGAACCAGAGTTCCCTTGGGGATCAGGTTCAGGGAAAGGAGATTCGGGTTTAGGACCTCGACGTCTATCGAGTTGTCGGGCACCAGTCCGTTGGCGAAGCACACCTCCCGGACGCTCATGTCCCTGGGGGTCGTGAAGTTCACGATCTTGTTGTTGGAGCTTTGGAGCCCAAGCTCTAAAACCTTGGTGATCGAGACCACCGACTGCTTGAGGATCAGGATCTGGTCGTAGAAGATAAGGGATCCTTGGCCGCCTTCCGTGGCCGCCATTTGGGTGATCGAATCGGCGAAGGACAGCCGCAGTGCCGCGACGGTATCCACCGCCTGCTGCGCCGCCAGGGCCGATGTTAGCGCCTGGCTCGCCTGGCCGGTCTGCACCTGCGCGGTGCCTGAAAACGCGTTCGACGGGGACGTGGCCACGCTGAACAGGGACGGATCCTGGCCCGCGACCGTGGGAGCAAGGCCCGGGATCAGCGACAGGTTTCCGGGGTTGAACGTCTGGTTTAATTTCGTGAGCGTGCTCGAATAATCGTCCCCATTCTTGCTCAGGAGGGACGCCACGAGGTTTTTCGTCGCGATCGCCACGAACGCCACCGACTGCACGGTGGCCACCGTGTTGGCGATTTTCGCCACGAACCCGATCGCCGTGGTGAGTGCGGACTGCACGTTCTTGGAGTTCGGAATATCCGAGAAGCTCACCGAGAACGAATGCTCGATGAACCGGATCCTCAACGCCACGGCCTGCTTCTTGTCCGAGGAATGGGTCGTCACCCAGTCGTTAGCCGCGACCGTGATTTTCCCCCTGACCGGATGGATCAGGTCTCCGGGCCTGGGATCGTTGAGCTCCTTCAATAATTTTTTGTACTGGTTCTTGTAGTTCGGGCCGAAGATCAGGACGTTGACGTCGAAAATCTCGCCGTTCCTGCCGATGTCGTCGGTGCTCTGCCCGTCGGTGTACGGAAAAATGAGGGGGATTTTTCTCCGGCCGGATGTGTCCTGCACCTGGTCGACGGCCGCGTCGAAATTGTCGGTCGCGGTCTTGAACACGTGGAAAAGAATCTGAAGCCCGTTGTGCCCGTAGCTACCCTCGTCGATGTCCCACTGCTGGGAGATGGCACCGGTGAGAGATCCCAGGAGATTTGACGCCCCAGCCAGGGCGTTGAGCCCGGCCTGGGTGTTGAGGTTCAGGCTCATTGACTAGTCCCCCTGCTCCCGCGGTGGGTGGCCTTGAGGCTCTTGTCCTTGCTCTCCACGGTCACGCGAACGTCCTTGGCCATCTGCGCCTTCATGATATTCTGCGCGGACTCTCCGCCCATCATCTTGTCGAGCTTGAAGATGAGCCGTTCCACAGCCGACCCCTCGAATCCCTCGGATGTCTTGCCCTGGGTCGTCTTGTCGATCACGTCGTTGATCGCGCCGCCGATCGCGTAGCTCCCCACGGCCGCGGCTCCGACCAGCCCGGCCTTCCCGAGCATTCCGCCGGCTCCGCCGGCTCCGCCCGCGATCCCTCCCGCGCCGAACCCACCGGGCCAGTTGATGACCTCGACCTTCTGAACATGCTCCCCGGTGATTCCCTCGATCGCCCGGGACTTGAGTTCCCCGCCCAGGAGCCCTTTCCCTAGACCTCCCAATCCCTTGGAAGTTAAGACCGCCGCGAGCACTGCGCCGCCGCCGACCACCGCCGCGGATCCGGCCGTGCTCTCGCCCGCTTTGGCCAGAGCCTGCGTTCCGCGGTTGATCACATCGGGCACCCCGAGCGCCTCCATCCCCTTTGTCACGGTGCCCTTCACCTTGTCGATGTTCGACCGGAAGGCGTCCCCCAGCCCCATCGTGGAGTGGTATTCCGAGTTGAGGTCGACGACGCTGGTCCTGGCCTTCTCGATCGCCTCGCCGTTCTGGCGCATGGCCTCGGATAGCCTGACGAACCCCTTGGCCTCGTCCTCGGTCATCCCCATGGTCTGGAGCCCGAACTCGGTGTTTCCGCCGCCCCGGCGCATGGCCTCCTTGATCGTGTCCTGGAACGCCCCGGCGTTCATCTCGCCGCGCGGTCCGACCAGTTTCCCGATCCCCTGCGCCTCCATCCCGGCGCGCCCCTGGGCGGTCATGCCCATGAACCGCTGCAGGAACGACGTGGACCCTTCCCCGCCCAGCAGCCCAGCGGCGGCCAGGCCCACCCCGCCGCCTTCCCGGAGACGCTTTTTAAAGTCGGTGTTGGCCGAGGAGAAAAGCTTGTTGAGCATGTCGAGCGCCTCGGTGGCGCTTTTCCCGGTCGCGTTCCTGATCCTGAGAACGTCGTCCGCCACCCTCTGCATCGCCTTGGGGTCGTTCATGTTCCCGCCCTGGGCCACGACCACGCCGGCCAGGCCCTTGGCGATGGCGCCCTCCTGGCCCTTCTGCTTGGAAACACCTGCGAGCTCGCCGGCCGCGCGCGAATAGGCGGTGAGGTTCCCCTCGCCCCTGACGCCGGTCTGCGACAGTCCCTGCAGGGCGTTCGCCGCCGCCTCCGCGCCGACGCCGATGTCAGACAAATTGGACACGAGGGCGCGCTTGAAGCGCTCCGCCTTGTCCTGGGTCATCCCGAAGATGGGAGCGAGGCTCCTCATCGTGTCGTTGAGCTGGACGGCCTGCTTGATCGAACCGGAAAACTGCTCGTTGAGCTTCAGCCCGCCGAGCATGGCGTTGACGGAAAACAGGGTTTTGAAGTCGTCCTTGATCTGGCCCGCGATGCTCTTGGCCAGGGTGCGCATCTTGTTGAGAGCGCCGCTCACGACCGCGGTCTGGTCTGAGACCTGCTTTCCGACCTCCTTGGTCGTGGCGGACAGGGTGTCACCGGTTTCGGCCGCCGCGCGCGCGATCGCCTGCAGATCTTCCGCTATCTTCAGGAGGTCGCTTCTGACTGTTACCTTTGCCTCTGCCACCTATGTCCCCCTTGGAGAACACAATATCACCGTCGACCGCCCGGTGCACGAGGAGCCAGAAGATCTGCCCCTTCGTCAGGCTTCGGTGGGCCTCAACAATCGGAGGCAGACCGCGACCAAGCGAGAGATAGACAAGTCGGTCAGCAGTGAGGCTGGATCCGAGTTTTTTTTTAGTCCCTCGACGATGTTCTCGAGCTCTTCGGCCGGAACGTCCTCGATGTCCGGGTTCACTTTGTCCGTGATCCGGACGTACTGCTTCCAGATATGGTTGACCTCGTCCGGGGTCATCCTCTCCAGCATCACGACGGTCAGGTTGCCCGGTTGCCCCACGTCTTCGCTCGAGGCCTTCTCGAGCTGGTACATGGCGTTTAGGAGGGACGTGGTGATTCCGTTCTGCTGACCCTCCGGTAGCTTGGACAGCCTGTCTGATGTCTCACTCGCCGACTGGATGATCTCGATGCTAGACAGCGGCCGCAGCTGCCAGGACTTGCCACGGCAGGCCACCGGGAAACGGTAGTTGATCCCCTGGCGCATCGCCTCGAGATCGGGAAAATCAGAGCTTCTCACGGGGGAACCCTCCTAAAAAAATTGGATTTAGAGCTGGATGTTGAAGACCTGTGCGACGTTGCCCACGGCGTCCGTGAGCTTGATCGCGCCGAGGCTGAAGCGCTTCTTGACCTCGGTTCCGATTCCCGCGGCGTTCTGGTCCACGTTCTTGGGGAACAGACCCGATGCGATGTACTGGTCGGCGCCGGCCACGAAGACGAGCCGCACGTCGGCCGTCTTGAACGGAAGGCTCTCGATTTTCGGGGAGGCCAGCGTGTTCTGCACGGCCACCTCGAGGTCAATGTCGATGTCCTCGTTGCCCTGCACGAATCCCCGGTTGAAGGTGTCGGGCGTCATCGACGGAACTGGCTTGGCATTGAAGTTGGTCTTGAGAGACGCGCTCTGAAGGTCGATCACCGGAGCGCCATTAACCTGGATGAACGCCCTATCCGCGTAAACAGTCGCCAATTTGGTACCCTGCCTTTCTTAACGGGCTCCACTCGCCCAAACACTTTCTACAGACCATATGTTTTTTTACGCCGTGAAACTGTCGAACTGGGTTCCGGCCTGGATGTTGCTCGCGATCACGTGGAGACCAGGCACCACGTTGACCGGGATAAAAACGTCGAAACGGGACCGGTCCGAGACGTTCCTCTGGACCACCACCTGCGGAGCCAGCTGCTCGACCGCCTGAAGCATTCCTTGGGTCTCCAGCGTGGACAGGATCGCGATCACCTCGCCTCGGACAACCTTGCCCTCGGCCGTGGATGCCTTCACCCTCTGGAAATCCGGCTGGTTGAACCGCGACACGATCGATTTTCTCGTGAAGTAGAGGACCTGGAAGTCTTGCACGTCGTAGTAGGCCGTGACCGCCGTCACCGAATCGCCCGTAGTCACGCGCGAGGTAACCGACCTCACGATCACCACGTTCGTGTTGGGAAGAACCTGGAGCGGCGTCCATCCCTGGTTCAGCGCGGACTCGGACTCGAGTCCTGCGCCGACTGTGATCCAGTCGGAGTTGGAGACAGGGGCCAGGATGCTTCCGATCTGCAGACCGTCCACCGGGTTGAACGGAACCGCGTTCCCGCCGAGGCTTCCGGAGTATGCCGCGGCGAGCTCTGCCACTAGCAACACTGGAGCGGAGTTTCGAAACCAGACCGGTGACAGATACTGGGTGTCGTATTTGAAGAGCGTGGACGGGTCCTGGACGCTCATGTTCGCGGCGATACCGATCGTCCCGTACTGGCCGTTGGCGGTCCGGGTCGCGCCGGACATGGTCGCCGCGGCCGTGACCAGCTGGCCCGTCAGGGACTGGTTGGTCGCGTCGTACGGGGAAACCAGGAATTCCGTCTCGCCGTATTTCTCGGCGGCTGCGAGCGCGGCCGGGATCGCTGCGGCGTTCAGAGCGCCGAATCCGGCGTCGGTCTGCGCGAGCGGCGTCGCGATGATGTTCGGGAAATTTGAACCGCCGATCGAGGAGTTCGCCTTGATGCAGGCGATGACCATCTTGGCGAGCTCGGATCCGGTTCCGAATTTGGCGTTGGCCTCGGTGGCACCTGCTGTCGGATCCGCGACGTTGTTGACCACCACGACCACGTAGGGCGTGGACGACCCGGACGTGACGCCGGAGACCGCGGCGCCGCCCGTGGGCCCCATGTGCCCGATCAGGTTTATCGTCTGGTTCGGGTTCGGAAGTCCCGCCGCAGCCGCGAACGTGACCTCGGTGGGCCTACCCGGAGTTTTCTGGATACCGATGCTCGTGAGTCCCATTGTCTATCCCCCTATGGTCACCTGCAGATCCACCTCGGCGCCGTGGTCGGGGGTACCATCGTCGTGTAGAGGCAGGATCTGAGCCGCTATGGTCCTGAGTTCCGCCAACGTCACGTTGAACGGATCCTCCTTGGTGCGGCCTGTATTCTCAAGATAAGCGTCCCACACTTTCAAATCAATGCGGAAGTTGGCCTTAGTCTGCGAGAGCGGAACGATCGCCTCGCTGGACAGGTAAATAGCCAATGTTTTGTCGACGTCGAACACCTTACCGAGCTCGTTCAAGCCGGGCACCAGCTCGATGGCCTGGGCGAAAAAAGGCGGACGCCTGAACTGCTGGAGCATCGCGGCGGTCAGGACGTCCTGGAACCGCTGCAGCTCGTCGCGCCGGAGATCGGCCGGGTAGATCACGTCAAGGAGCAATTCCCCGGTGATATAATGGGATTCATGCTCCTTGCGGTAGGTCCTGCTGTAGATTCTGAGCGCCGGCAACTGCCTCTCGGAATAGTCCGATCGCTCGTAGGTGTCGATGTTGTCCGAGAAAATATACTTGAATTCCCTGGTCTGTAAAAAAAGCTGGGCCACAGACTTGACGAGGCTTTCCGTTGGCCCGTCGATGAACGGGTTGATCTTCAACTTGTCGATCATGTCCTTGGCCTGGGTGTTCGGGATCAACGACCCTCCAGGATCTCTGCGATCAGGTTTGCCAGGGTTTGGGAAATTTCGTCCTCGTCCTGAGCGTTAAGATCCGTGAAGTTTCTGGCCGGGATGACCGATTTCTGGCTGAAAATCGGCTTTCCGGTATTTGGGTTGTAATACCTGAGAGCCTTGGCCTTGACCGGACGGATAATCGCGCCGCTGTTCTGGACCGACGCGTAGGCCAGGCTGCTGCCCACCTCGACGGTCATCTCGCGCGCGATGCCACTCGACCTGACGAACCCTCCGGCGCCGGCCTTTCCGCCGTTTCCTGGCGGCGCTATGGATTTCCTGAGCGCCGCAGTGAGGGACAGTATCTGCCCCTGCCTGAGCTTTAGCGGAGCCCATTTCTCGTGCCCGTTGTGGGCGCCCTCGGCGTCGAACCGCAGCCCGATCTGGGTCTGGACCGTGGCCGCGATCGCGCGCTGGATCCGGTCCCAGGAGCTGTCGAACCGCCTGATCAGGTCCGGAAACTCGAACTTTGCCTCGCAGGTGGCGGCCATCAGAGCGTGCCGCCGTTGGTACCGCCGGGGGGAGTCTGCCCGTCAGTCCACTGCTGCTCGTCGGAATCGAGAAACCCGTTCCAGAACGTCTCGGACGGGCTGTTGATTTGGAGCGCAGGGTATCCCCCGTGCCCGGTGTCGTCCGTCCTGGTCACGTACCCGGCGAACCCGTTGTCCGCCGCGGAGACCATGTAGTTCGGCCTGAGCCCCGGGAGAGGAGGTCGCCGGAACGTGTTGAACGTCCCTTGGCGGAGCTCGATCAGGGACTCGACCACCTTGGTGTACCGGGTCTGCGCGGTATCGGAATACTTCGACGCGTCCACGACGGATCCGCGGCCGAAATCGGTCTCGAGCACGCGCACCACCGACAAAAGCTCGCACAGGGTCCTCAAAATTTCCTTGGTCGGCCTCTCGGGGAGCTGGGAGAACGGCTCGCCGTTGTAGCCCTGAAACGGGGCCGTGTACCGGGTGGACAGGTCCCACTCGACCTGGCCCTCGGACTCGTTCACGATCCTGTTGAGCAGGATCAGCGGCATCCGGTCCGGCTCCTGGTCAGGGTTATTGGTCACCTTGACCTTGCCTCGCAGCCGGATGATCACGGAGTTGGAGTTGATGTAAAGTCCCAAGCCACTCCCCCTATGAAAACGCCCGGAGCCTTTTTATGGGCACCCGGGCGCTCCCAAGTACACTCTCTCCTGTTCCCCCGAAAAGGAGGGGTGTGCCAGGAATCACTTCACCCGGACAGCGCGGTAGACCTGTGTCTCCTTGGCCCCGCGCGTCTGGTAGCCGCCGTTGTCCCGGTAGCCGATCAAATATTTCTTGTCGCAGAATTCCTTGGCGTCTTCCTCGGACACGCTGACGACGTTCCCCTCGGTGACCACGTGCTCCAGCTTCCCCTCGCCCAACCGGATCGGGTAAATGGCTTTGATGCGGACCATCTTGGTCTGCGAGGAAGGAGGATTGGTCATCTGGGTCTGGTCTTTATCGGGAGAACTCATTGTGTCTTTTCCTTTCGTGTCAGGAGCCGGCCCATAAAAGCGCCGGCCCCCATTTTTTCTTAGCTCACCTTGGCGGTGAGAATATCGAACGAGCGGTAAAGGTTCACACCGCCGTAGACGCCGGCGATGATGTCGACGTACGGGTTTCCGGGACCGCCCTTGGTTCCGGGAGCGATGTTCTCCTCGACCACGAGGAACTTGCCGAATCCCGGCGCTTCCATAGAGCCCGAAGCCAGGTTGAGCCCCTGGACGAACTCGCCGATCAGGTCTCCGTCCGGCAGGGTCGATTCGAAGAAGATCGAACCATCCGGGATGAAGTAAACGGCGCTAGAGACAGAGATCTGCCCCGGTCCGACCGCGTTTCCAAACGGGTCGTTTCCGGTTCCA